GATCTTGATTTCTTGACAATTTACACCTCGCGTTTTGTTATTGTCTTATCAAACTTTGAAGAACTCGTTTCCACCAGAACCATTGACAGCAGAAGAGTTATTAAGTGTTTCTACTCTCGCCCAGTCGAAGCGGAGGTCGATTGTGGTGGTAGCCAAATCATCACTGGTGTAGTCAAGATCGTCCTGCTTCATGCTTATTATGAAAGCGTTCCAAAGGGTCCAAGTCTCAACCGGGTTACCGTCGCCGTCAAGTTGGGTGATTAGAACGTTGCCAAGAGCGCCGGTAGCCTTTGCCTTGGAAACGGTGCCAAGTGAATTGGCATCAGTGGGAGGAGTGTAACCACTAGCAGTAACGATGTCAGCGAAAGTAGCAGTGACATCTGGATCAACTGGGTCAACGAGTGTCACAGTAACCTGCTCCCAGGTAACGTTACCAGGGTAGTAGAAGGTGTGACCGAGGTACTTGTGCTCGGCAGCGTTAACAGTAAAGCCGGGCTTTGTGGCAGTCTTGGCATACCAAAGGAGAGCACCTCCCTGAGCAGCGTTGATTCCTTGGAATTCTACGGTAAAGCGATGTCTACGCTTTGGATCTTTTAGGGTTGCGTCCTGTCCGAAGTTAGTTGACCAGAATGGCATGTTTTAGGTTCTCCTGTAATTCAGTAATAAGTAGTTGGTGGGGGCAAAAGCCCCCCGATTATCAATCGTCAAATGATGCGCCGGTAGAAGCAACCACAAAGTCAATTGCGATGTATTCAATGGCACGAGCGGGCTTGACCATGATCTTGGCATACATGATGTTCTGATCTACTAGGTCAGGTGTTGTTGTGCTCTCGTCTAGGATTAGTCGGTAATCAGAGATGCCGAACTGAGTCTTGACGTTAGCAAGGAATGGTTCAATGAGTCCCTTGAAGCGGTTCCAAGTTGCCTGCACGTTCTGCTCGAAGAGAACTTGTGTAGAAAGGATGGAAATCTGCTTCTTGAGGTAGATGACTAGACGACGAACGTTGATTCGGTCTAGAGCAGATGGACGCTCCTGTAGAGTCTTCTGACCGAACACTACGATTCCAGTGCTTGGGAAAGAAGCGATTGGGTTGATGCGTGCTTCGTAAAGTGTGTCGCGGTCGCGGGAAGATAGACGCTCTGTTACGTTTGTAACTGGAATGCCTGCTGCACCGTCAGAGAGACCACCACGGTTGAAGCCTGCGGGTGCAAACCACACCTGTGACTGTCTTTCAGAGGATGCTAGAACACCCATCATTGCAACTGAAGGTGGAACCCATAGAAGTTGTCCGGTAGGCTCATCCAATGTCTGGACCCAAGGGTAGAATGTAGCGCCGTAAGAAGAATCAATCTGGCGTGTTCTCAAATCATTTGCGGCAGTCTGTGGGTTACCGACTACTCTTGCCTGCTTGGTAGACTTGTAGGCTTCTGCTGCTGGAATATAAACATTGGGAAGATCAATGATTGCCATTGCGTCTGCGCGCTCTTCACATAGGTCAACCATTCTAGTAGTAAGACCTGTGTTGGTTAGACCGGGAGCGGCAAGTAGATTCATGTCTACAAACTCTGGATCGGCAACTGTGTCAATCGCTCTCTTCATAGAGTTGTAAGCGTAGTTGTTTAGTTCTGTAGCGCTAGCCATCCCAGCGTTGTACATTGGGTCTGGCTTTGTGATGTCAAAGCCATCAAAGCCTCCCCAAACTGGTGCTGTAAAGCGGTTGTAGCCTGCATCAAGAAGTGATGCTGCGCCACTAGTAGCAGTTCTACTGTCACCAGTTACACGAGAACCAGATAGGTAGTAGACATCACTATCGTCAGCGACAACATCATCGAGTGAGAAGATGTAGGCATAATCACTGTCGGAAATGCCGGGCCAGTATCTGTGGGGATCTGCAATGCTCATGTCTGCAACGGTGCTTGTTGCTGTTCTTGTTGACATCATTCCGAAGTATGCGTTGCGTCGGTCAGCGATTCCGCCGTCAGAAGCAGAGTGGCGTAGTCTTACGACAGGCCAGTTGAATGTGCCAGTAAGTTGTGTGGAAGCAGCAGACATAAAGCTGGAATGTGAACCGTAAACGGATGTTGTAAGCACTCTAACAGAAGTGAGGTCGCCCGCGTCCGCGCCACTGTAGGTGGCACCAGAAGTGCCGCCGTAACGAGGAGCGCCGTAATAACCGAATGGTAATAGGGTGGCGTCTGTTGCGCCTGCCTCAACATCGGAGTCCATTACAACACGAACAAACTTGGATAGATTTGCGTAGTCTCCGTATTGCTTTAGGGTTCTTTCTGTCTCATCCCACTCGTAGTAAGAATCACCAATCTTCTTGGCGATAAAGTTAGGAGATGTTGGATCGAGAGTTAGGTTGTCAAAGCGCTCAAGAACAACAGACTTTGCATCAGTGTCTTTTAGGCTTCTTAGGACAACAGAGAAAGTTCCGTAATCAGAAGTCTTGGTGTTTGATGGCTTGATTTCTTCAATTGAAACCTTTACATTCTTGTTTAGCCACTCGCCGTGACCTAGATCCTTGAAGTAGAATAGTTTTTGTGCGGCGGCTGGGTCGTAAGAAGCGGCGAGACCAAGGTCTTGTCCGATAATCCAGCCGGTTCTACCCTTAAGGTCTGTAACATCGGTCATGTTTGCGGGAGAGTCAGATGTTCCCTTTAGGGGAGTAATCATTGCAAACTTGTTTCCGGTGAAGGTGTCTCTTACTTCTTGCTCGAAAGATTCACCAAGCCAGTAAGCCTTCTTGGAGGTGGAGGGGTAGAAGTTGGTAGCGCCAGCGTTACCTAACTGCGGGTTTGTGTTGAAGACCTTACGAATAAACTTATCAGTGCTGTCATCAAAGTTGAATGTGATTTTCTCGTCTGCGATGACAGAATCTGCTGATTCAATTAGAACTGTAAAATCTCCAGAAGAATCTTCTGTGTAGATGCCGCCGACTGAAGCACTTGTGTCTGTGCCCTGTGCTAGTGTTCCTGAGAGAAGAACAGCAGAACCAGAGTCTAGGTACCAAACTGCAACTAGTGTTCCGTTACCGAGGTCAGCAGCAGATGATGAGTTGAACATCCAAAGACCGTAAGCGCCGCCATTATCTGCTAGGGTAGCAGCGGGGGTCTTGGTGGTTTGCCATCCGTTCTCACCACCAGAAGTTTTGTTTGTGTTCTGTTCTCCAAGTAGACGAATGAAGGTCAATGGAGCAACACTTGCGTTCAAGAATGCCTTGGATGCGTAGGTACCGTACATTGGAGACTGGTAGTTTCCATCACGGTAGACATCGCCGCCGCCATTTCCGGGGATAGTGTCGCCAAACACTTCAACAAATTGTGAATATGATTCAACCTTTACAGGCTGCATAGCAGGGCCGCGTGCTGCTCTACCGACAACCACTGGACCAATTGTATCGGGCCTACGTGGACGGAATGAGTTATCAATTTCGTTGATAAACACACCGGGAGACACAAATTTGAAACTTTTTACTGACATTCTGAGAACCTCTCTTTAAATAAAATGATGCTTTTAGCACCCTCAATCATAATGTAAATAGTAGTAGTTCTCTCAAACAGACTTCAGGATGTCATTAGTCCGCAAAAAAGTTGTCGGTGCCTGCTGGGACTACTGTTTCTCTTGGGAAGGTTATCTCGACTATGCTTTCTTCTTTGGTTACAATAGGTCTATCGTCGCTATTGCCTTCGCCTATAAGGTAGCCAAGAACCTTAATGCTTACTTCGCTGGTGAATTGTCTTTCGTCTTCGCCTAGATTGGCGACATTGTTGGACTGGTTGAAACCTTGGTCGATAAATGCTTCATAGAGGTGACCATTTCTACGCATTACAAATGAATTTATTTGCCCTGTTCTCGTCATGAAGGGCTGGGTAAGGTCGTTCATTTGCTGTTGGTATTCTGTTTTGACCGTAATCTTGTAGTCGAGATTCACATAGATAGGGATAGGGATCGAAAGGGTTTCAATAACCACCTTCTTATTTACTCTCGGGAAGAACTTCTGCCTATCTCCTGATGTGTTTGTGCGGGTGTTGCCAACAACTGCAAAGTTGCGGGTCTTGTCCTGCTTGATTCGCTTGGCGATAGTCATGCGACCTACTCTGCCGTTGCGCTGGTTGGAGAAGATTTGTGCTTGATATCCACCCTTTCTTGTCGGGTCTTTGGTTATGGCAGTTCTCTCAACTGTGATTACAGGCAAGACAATCGCACCAGAGTTATTGTTGTTTGGATCTCGGAGGTCTTTGTTGTTCTTGATTTGGAATGCACGCTCGGGTGTTTGCCAAAGAACGGGGACACGTTTGTAACCTTCGTTGGTTAGCGTTGTCAAATCAAGATCTTCTTTGATCCAAGACATCATCGCATAATCTATGTCTTCAATGCGAGAACCCAACATCCCTATCTCTTGTAGGGTGAAATCCTTTTGGTCTTCTGGGAGTTGTGCGAAATCAAAATTATCAGGTAGCATCGAATAGTCCCTTGCGTGCTCTCTTACATAGAGCAGACACTTCAAATGTTTGGTTTACTTGACCGAATAGCTTTCTTTGTGTCGAGAGTTTCATGATCTCGTAGTAGAGATCTCCATAGAGAACGAAGTCTCCCTCTCTTACAAAAACGTCTTGGTCTTCTGTTAGTCTGCGCTTATGGAAGTGAACGGTAATTTGTGAAACGTTATCTACCCCTACTGAATCTAAGTAGGTTGTGTCTTCGTTATCAAACTTAACGAGTGCGTAGATTCTTACAGGTGGTAGGAATGTTTTTTCTATTGCCTCGCCATAAAGTTCGTGAAAGTTTGTTGTCTCCATATCAATGGGATAGTAAAGAATCTGCTGTCCAATAACCTTTTCTACAAGTTCGTCGTTAACTTGCTTAACAAGATCTCGCTCTTTCTTACCAAGAAAGAGTGGAGGTGGTGGCGATGCTGGTCTGGACCATTCGTTATCAGACATTTAATTATCCTACGAAGATAGGTAGTGGTGAGCGACGAAGAGTTTCTTCTGCTGCCGTGACCTTCTCTTGTTCTTTCTTTGCGAGTTCTGGGTATTCGATTTCCTTCAACATGTCTGTTAGCTTCTGTCGTAGGTCTTCTTTTTCTTTTTGTGCCTCGGATAGAAGGGATGAATAGTTGAGTGTAACAGACTCGCCGGGGATTGGAACAGACTGGAACTTACCACGAATTTGGCCAAGCATCTCCTTGCATAGAGCGAGAGCATAGTTACGAATCCACTGCTTACCCATAGAGTTGATGTTCTCGTAGGGAATGTTGTCGAATGGAAGTGTGTTGATGTTGTTGACGCCGTTTACACCTGTGTTGGTGTCTCCGTTCTCGCCCCAAGAGTTATCAGCGATTCTGAAGCGAACCCAGACACGATCGAGATAGCCAGCGAAGTTATCACTGCCGCGTGGAGTTGGGTAGAGTCTCAATTTGTTGTCGATAATCTCAAATGAGTAGTGGGAGGTTCTTGTGAAGAGAGAATCTTCATACATAATGGCTTGTAGTTTGTTTTGCCATGTCGGAACAATCTCGAATGTAGAATCGTCGGCATATTGACCGTAGGTTGAGTAGTTGCCCACAACACCCATACCGCCATAGTAGCCATAGAAGCGCCACATTGCGATTGGAGAGCGATAAAAAACCTTATCGATGATTACTCTAGAATCACCAACCTTACCGGCATAAGGCACTGCGTTGCCCGCATCGTCTAGTCCTGTGTCGGAAGCAGCAGAGATAATTGACTGAAGATCGTAGTCTTGCTGGTTCTTTACTGTAGTGAAGGAAGCGGAATAGATTGGGGTAGTTCCACCAAAGCCAGCCATAGTAGCCATAGCGTCTCCGACTTTGTTAGCGTAAGAAAGAGTAATCTTTGTGTACTGGAGGTTAACGCCATCTGGTCCTGTAAGAGAATCACCATTATGGTCGAACGTTCCTGTTGCTTTACCAAGAGCATCGGATAGGATGTTCTTGCCTTGGTGCATGTTAAGGATGTAGGAGTATTCAAGAACTGCTTCTTCGTATGCAGCATAGACATTTGCGTTTGTTAATTCAATGTCTACTACGTCTCCACCTAAACGCTTGTAAACGAAGTCTACCTGCTTTGCTGCTCCTGTAAGGAAGTAATCTGAATCGTTGTAGATTCCAAATGGGACTGCTGCTGCTACTGCTGATGGATCACCAGTAGATGAAAGAATTACTGCGCTAGTCTCGGAAAGTGGTTGTAAGTTTGTGGGCATTCATAGAGCCTCCTAGTCGTAGTAAATAGTGA